TTAATAATATATTTATTCATATATATTATAATAATATTAATTTTTATTTTTTTGTACATGAATTGCACCATCTAATTCGGTTGATCCAGATGCAAGTTTTATTATACCTGTCGCAACACGATAAGGTATATCAAATGAAATTTGCGGTTGATCTGGATTATTTACATACATACGGAAAAATCCTTCAGGTTCACCACCTATATCATATTCAGGATCAAATGCTGGATCATCTTCACTTACATATTCTGTTACAAAAATTTCAAGTGTAAAAGCTTTTGTTTTGATTTCAGCACCGCTTATAATAGCACCTGATCTATAATGACTTTCTATTTCTGTATAAATCCAATGTTCTTCTGCTGGAAAATTCAAGTATATATTTATATGAGTATCAGGAGAATATATACTTATAAATCCTTGTGTAAATCGCAACATCCATTGATTTTTTTTACTTTTTTTGTATTTACTCGGTTCTATAAATGAACACGAATAATCAATTGTTTTATCTTCATCATAATATTGCATTTTTTATGTATACTAATTTATTATTATTTGTATACATAAAATCTTCAATTTTTACATTAACATGGTGCATCACCCGTAAAAGTATGTTTTACATCTTCATCAATAATCATATCATCTAATGCTTTTCCAGGTGATACCATTGGTAATACCGCTTCATTTTCATCTGTAATTATATTCGCTACAATAGGACCATCTTCATAATTTAATACATATTGTAATTGTTCTTCTAAATTACTATTTATATCTATTTTAATACCTTTGCATCCCATACTCTGACATACTTGTTCAAATGGCGGATTATTCATTTTCACACCCATTAATTGATTGTTATAAAATTTTTCTTGCCACATCTTCACCATTAACTGATAACTATTATTAATAATTAATACTTTAATATTAACTTTATTTTCAATTGCTGTTAGTAGTTCAGTAAATGACATCGTAAATCCTCCATCACCACAAACACATATAACTCTATCATAATTATTTCCAATTTTTGCACCAATTGATGCAGGTAATGCATATCCCATCGATCCTAAACCTCCTGATGTAATAAATTTCACTCTTGGAAAATCATAATCAATAAATTGTGCTGCCCACATTTGATGTGCCCCTACATCTGCTACAATTGTGTATGTATATGAATTATCACCGTGAATTATATTATTTAATACTCTGAGTACATGACGACCTTGTAAGACATTTTTTTTAGGATATGAGAATGGTATTTTTTTCCATTCTTGAATTTGTTTATGCCATTCATGATATAAATATGGATTATAATTTACATTTCTTAATGTATGTTCAATATGATTATTATACTCTAATATATTATACAATACTTTTAAACAATCGTCGTTGATGTAATATTTGGTCTTAATTACTTTATTAATATTACTTGGTAATATGTCAACATGTACTATTTTTGCATTTGGTGCAAATTTTGTTGGATCACCAATAATACGATCATCAAATCGACTACCAAAATTTAATAACAAATCACAATTTTGTATTGCCATATTAGCATAATAAGATCCATGCATACCAATCATTTTCAATGATGTTATATCTCTTTCATTAAAAACACCTAATCCCATTAATGTTGTTGTAACTGGTAAATTATAAAAATTTGCAAATTTACGTAATAAAACACTACAATTTCCTTGAAAAATACCTTGACCCGCTAATACAACTGGTTTTTTAGATTCTTGTAACATTAATTTAATATCATCTGCTGTAATTGTAGATGGAATAGTATTTTTAATTTTTTTTTCTTGTTTTTCATCTTGTTCATAATTATTACTCATTATATTTTTAGGTAAATCTATTAATACTGGTCCATGACGATTACTATATATATGATTAAATGCATTATCTATTGTATTGTTAATTGTTTTGCCATCATTAATAATAGAATTCCATTTAGTGCATGGTCGAGAAATACCCACTATGTCTGCTTCTTGAAATGCATCTGTACCAATTACAGCTGTTGAAACCTGACCTGATAATCCTAACATTGGTGTACCATCACTTAATGCATTTTGTAAACCTGTCATTATATTAATTGCACCTGGACCAGATGTAACCATAACAACACCAGGCTTATATGTAGTTTTAGCATAACCATCAGCCATAAAAGCACCACCTAATTCTGTTCTAGAAAGAATGTATTGTATTTTATTTTGATTATAAAATTCATTTAATACCGGTAATATTGCACCACCTGGATAACCAAATACATGTGTTACTTTATGTTTAACTAGTCTATTAAATAATGTTTTGGCACCATTCATATTATTATATTATAATTTTATAATTTTATTATTTTATAATATTATTAATCAATTTTTATATTATATGAATTTAGAAATTTATGAATATGTATTAAATGGATATACAAATAAAGTACGAGACAATTCATTATTAATATATAAAACTGAATCGATTGATGTTTCATCTGATGAAGAATGTGGAATTATAAAAGTATCAGAACCACCAGCTATACTTCATCAAAATATTTCTATTCCAAAAATATCTAGATCATGTGATCCAATCAAAGGAACTTTGGCACATGTAGATTTTGGTACAAATATTATTTTAGATAATAAATTAAGTCTTGATACAAATTTCAATATAGATGGAATTACAAGAAATGATTTAATTAAATTTTCTAATATATATGGTGCTAAACAAATAAAAAGACAAAAGATATCTGATACTTCATTATTACCGAGTATGACCAAATTATATAATTTTTCTATTATTAAAAAAGTAATAACAGATATTGCAAGTATCATTGTAGATGATTGGAAAATAACATCTAGATCTACACAATATATAAATAATCACACTTTAATTAAAATAATAAAACCAACAATTGAACATAAATTTATAATTTTTGGTGATATTCACGGTTCATTTGCTACATTTATGCGACATTTAATAAGATTACGAGAAATGAATATATTTGATAATAATTGTAGATTACGCGATAATTATAATTTAATTTTTTTAGGTGATATGATTGATAGAGGTGTATATGGATACGAAATTGTAATGTTAATTTTTTTATTAAAGATACAAAATCCAACTAATGTACACATTAATCGAGGTAATCATGAAGAAACAAATACAAATACAAATTATGGATTTTTAGAACAAATAAATATACAATTTGAAGGAGATGCACATTTAGTTTATGATCTTATTAATACAGTATTTACTGCACAACATTCTGCTTTATTATTACAAAATCCAATTAATGATAAATATATTTATTTAGCTCACGGTGGATTACCTTTACAAGATGGATTTACATTGCATCCGTTATTAACTCCACCATTTAATAATAATATAGAAATACCTAATGCAGAAATAATACATTCTAATACAAATAGTATTCGATGGAGTGATTTTCATTCTAAAGCAATGACAATACTAGGAGAAAGATCATTAACTGGTAGAAATATAATAACAGAAGCAAATAATATTGGTATAGAATTAATCGTACGTGGACATCAAGATTCAGAAATTAATACCAAAATATTAATAAATGAATTACATTTATTATTAGGACAATTTGCTATTTTACAAGATCCTACATCTTACCCTAATTATATAAATATAAATAATATTAATCGTATTAAAGAAAAAAATAATAAATTTGATTATTCACATATAATCCGTGTAGATAATAATGATGTATATGTAAATGACACGATATATAAGGAATTATTACCAGTAATTACATTATCCACGAATACAGACAATGGTAGAGATTTATCTCGAGATAGTTTTGGAATATTAAGATTTACAAATTCTGTTATTGCTCCAGTTGTTGATGATGTTATGGATGATCAATTTAATATTTATGGTGATATTGATTTAGACAATCCTATATATAATCCTGCTGGTTCTTTTGATGATCTTGGTGATGTTGGTGATTTTAGTGATCTTGGTGATCCTGATAACTCACACTTATTATATGGTGGTTATTATAAAAAATATATTAAATATGTCAATAAACTACAAAATAATTAAATATTAACATATATAATAAATGAATGGGCATACAATTATAAATAATACAACTGTAATCAGTGTATATTTACTTACATAAAAAAGTTCTTCAATTTCACCTTCTAATTGTTGTATATGTAGTAATCTATCATTACATTTCTGTTCTAAATCATTAGTATAATCAATCAAATTATTTATATTCGAGATATTACTTACAACATTTTTAAATGGAATTTTTTCCTGCATATTTTCATTTTTAATAATTAAATTACCATTACGAAGATAACGTATAATATATCCTTCGTTTATGGTATTAGTATTTGATACATATTTAACTAGATCATCTAGATGATAAATATCCATTCTTATTTATTATTTATTTAATTAAGTATATCTATTTATGTATTATAATATCAATTTTTATACTTTTAATCTTATTCAATTTTTATACTCTTTAATCTTAATCAATTTCTGTATATAACTTTAATATGCTTTCATAAGTCTGTGAATTATTTCCCGTATTATAATTCAAAGTTGGCTGATATGTTGCTTCCCATTTAACATCTGCTTCTACCCATCTTTTAACAAATCTCCAATCATTATCATAAGTAGCTGGTGTCGGCCATAATCCATATTTTTCACATAATGAATATTTGTGCATAAATGATGATGAATCAATACGACCTTTAACTGGTTTATTACATATAATTGATTTACCTTCTACTGTAAAACTAGAAAATACAAATTCTGCTTCTGGATTTGTTTTTAATGCATCTCTATATGTTGATAAATGTGTTGGTTCCCAAGTATTATCATCATCTAAATATGTAACCCATTCGGTTCGTATTAACATTTTGATTGCATAATTACGACTGACTGCACCATATTGATGTTTATGATCGGTTAAATTCCACCACATTATTTTATTAAGATCTAGTTCTTTATTATTATGTAGACTAGTTTGCATAAATTCTTCCATTGTTTTTTCGAGTGTTGGACAGTTATCTCCAATAATATATATTAACCAATTTGTATCAGTTTGTGCATAAATTGATTCAATTGCTTTTAATAATTCTATAGATCTATTATATGTTGGAATGACTATAGAAATTGTATTTTCATCTGTCCCTGGTACGTATACATATTCTAATCTTGGAAATTCAAAATATGGTATATGCCATGATGGTTGATATTGTAAATTTATAACTTCAACTGATTTAAATTCGGCTAATCTATTATTAATTTGATTTTCATACTTTGCTCTTATGTGTTTAGAATTAGATTGAATTAATGCATTTCGATGATATGTAAAATTACCATTATTCGCATCTGAATTCTTATATTGTATATACATAGGTGCCGCAATTCGTAAAAATTTACCATGTAAAAAACTTCTAATAATTATTTCAAAATCATCTGCTACTGATAATAATGGATTATGTTTACCTATTTTTTCATAAAATTCTGTTTTCCATACTCGTACATGATTTGGTACACCTATAATATGTCGTAATGTTCTTGGATTAGGTGCAGGTGCTGGCATACCAACATGCCATTTCTTATCTCTGTAATATTTATAATTACTTCCATATCCATATGCAAAGAAATCCCCGTAGAAGTGACTTTCACCTGTATCTTCTACAACACCATCTGTATCTGAATATATAAATCCTGCATCTGGATATTTTCTTGATGCTTTAATAATTGTTTCTAATAATTCTGGATGAACATCATCATCATGATCTAATTCCATTACATATTTTCCTCTTGCTAAAGATGCAGAATATCGTTTCATTTCACCTATATTACCACTATGATAAGGAAATTTATATACTCTATATCGCAAATCTTCATCTTGAAATTTCAACAACTGGGCATATGTTGCATTATGATCATCTTCTGGCGAATCATCTATAATGATTACTTCAAAATGACGATATGTTTGTTTTTGTAAACTATTCCATGGTCGAAATATTTTATTACCACTTTTAAAAGTAGTAATAAATACAGATATTAATGGATTATCATCTGCATACCTATGTTTATGGACAACTGTCATTATATTATTAGCTATAAATGAATTATTCCAATTTGAAAAATCATGTAACCAAACTAATAATCTAATTATTTCATATGGCATTATGTTTAAATATGAAAAATAATTTTTATTACCAATGCCATAATATGCGATAGGTTTATGAATTCTATATAATTTACTAAATTTTTTATAACTTTCTTGTAATGTATTTGCATTACACATTTTCTCATCTATTACAACCCATTGATAATATGTTTCTAATTTAGGCAATTCAATATCATATGATGAATGTTTAAATAAAAATACATTTTCAGGCATGTATAATATATATATTCTTGGTTTAAGTTAAATAAAAATAAAAATAAGTATTTTATTTTTATTTTTGATATTAAAAATATATGTGATCTATTCAAGCCTGATCAATCAAGTTAGCTATCACATATACCATATAAATTACCTTGATTAATGTACATATTTACTAATATTTGATTGGATGGACATGTTATAGTATCTGTCTCTACTGGAAAATTATTAATGCCACTATATTCACATGTATATCTTGTACTAGTACCACCTGTTACTGTTTGTGTTGCCTCTGTTAATGATAAATTGGAATTAATAGGACAAGGATTAAATCCAGGTGGTGCTGTTCGTACTACATTTGAATTTAAATATGGTACACTTTGATCAACATTATCATTCCAATATCCTCCCCAAGGTGAGTCTGATCTACCTTTAGAACCACTGTAGCTAGAACTATCTGCATTACTTAAATGTACTCTATTTAATATATTTACTGCTTGTGGAACATTTGCATATGGTGTACAATACCAATTTGTTGGCGTTGCAACGTTTGTCATTGTTGTTGGCGATGTCCAAGTTCTTCTATCATAATATCCGTATAATGGCACAGTATATTGGGGGCAATCAGGTTTTGCTGGAGCTGGAGCATTAGTTGGTAGATTTAATATTGTAAAGTTATCAGCCTCTGACTGACATACAAGTTTTCCTGAATTAGTTCCGTCAGGATTAATTTTATAATTACTTAGATCAACATCTGTTGGACATACTCGTCCATCTTTATTATCTTCTAAACATACTGCTTGTGTCCAATATTGGTTAACAGCTGCTTCAGGATGATTATATAATACAAATTGTTTACTAAATGTACGTATACCAGTTGGTGCAACAATTGGAGGAATACACTTACCATTTAGATCTGAATATCTATTAACCAATGCAGGCATTGATGGTGCATATGGAATAGTTGTAGCAGAAGCTGACTTTGTAAGATAGCTCATATATATATATATATATATATATATATAGAAAATAATTATTATTAAAATGCTATCATTACTGCTCAATTTTTATATAAAATATAAACATAAAATTTAAAATTATATTGAATACTTATCAAATATAAAGATTATTTTTATTTTTATCATTTTTTCATATAAAATAATTTATATTATATTTAAATATTTTCTTTATATATAATTAAGTAACTAAAGATTTTTCTTTATATATATTTAAAATTTATAATTAATTATCACCATATTGTAAAAATTATATACAATATTAAAAATAATTGTATGAATTACATATAATTATTTTTAACATAATTATATGTAATTTCTATTTATTTACAATAAATTTATATTTGGCACATGAAGGTGACAAAATTGCTGATGGAGACATACAAGCTCCACCCATACGTAAATGTTCAATATTTTTATTATCTTGACATTCTTCATTTTTACTAATACATTTTACTTGAGATTGATCCATTCTTTATATATATATATA